ATGGACGCCAGCGGCCACGAGCTCTACTTCGCGCACCAGCGCGCCGTGCAGACCATCCACGGACTCGTCGTCCGATACCGGCTCGCGTTCATCGGTCCGCGCATCGACGTGGCCCACTCCGAGCTCGACCAGTCCCTCCCCGAGCACTCGATCCGGGTCCGCGCCGGCGACGCCGAGCTGCTGATCGACTCCGCGGACTGGGTCGGGCGCCGCACCGAGCTCGAGGAGCATGCCCTCGCCTGGTTGCTCGAGCATGTCGACCTCCGCGCCGCCCGGCCCCGCCCCGCAGCGCGCCGCTATGACGAGGTGTGGATGCAGGCGTGGAGGGACGCGAACCCCGGACGGCGGTGATGCTACGGGGGACGGGCCGGGAAGCCGTGCGCGTGAGAGTACCGGAGCCCGTGGAAGCGGCTCGCAGGAGGCGCTTCGTTGGTACCCTGCGCTCAACGGCTAACAAGGAGAGAAGATGCCCGCTACCTGCGCTGTTTACAACTGTGGCTCCGAGGGGGAGCGGGTGCTCCCGCTGCTCGCCGGCGGGGAAGTCCGGATCGAGTATGTGACGTGCGTCGATCACGACGCCGCGATCCGAGGCGGAGAGGAGTACCTCATCGAGGGCCGAGGTCGGTCTGGACGAGAGATTCTGATGGGGAACGACCTTCCCCCGAAGCTGAAGTCGATCTCGACGAGCGGACTGGGGAACTCCTCGGTCCTCTACCTCAATCTAGTGCTGCGCAACGGCGAGGAGGGGCAGGTCGCCGTCACGGTCACCCCTGAGGACCTCGAGCTGCTTGGCAATCCGATCAGCAAGGAGTCGATGTTCGAGCCGACCCCGATCGCTGAGCAGTGAGCACGGCACAGTAGAAGCACGAAAGCGCCCCCACCCAGCCATGTAGGCCAGGTGGGGGCGTTCTCATCGTCGGCAGGCGTCGTGGTCGGCGGCGTCGTCCTCGTCCGCGCACCAGCGCGCCGAGGTCGGGTCCGTGTACCGTGCGCCGCAGCTCGGGCACTCGAACTTCAACCACCGACCTCAGCGGTCACGTGCGTTTACCGGGCGTGTGCGATCAGCACTGAGCCGGCCGATTCGTTCGGAATCCGGTGACGAACACTGCCTGGTCATTGTTCACGCCGCTGGTGATCGCCTGTCGTCCCAAATTGTCGTAGCGGATGGTGAACGTCTGGACCGGCCCTGTGAAGGCGATGTCGATCTGTCCGCCAGGTCCATCCTCGCTCTTGTTCCCCTCGGTGCTGTTCTGCCACGGGCTCGCAACGGTGCCTGCTCCCGTGACGGCGGACCCGCTCGGGACGGTGGCAGTGAACCGCGAGCTGCTGGTCAGAGAGACGCCGTCGATGAAGTCTCTCGTCGTAGACGTCCAAGCGCGGTCGATGTCGGTGATCGAGAAGCGCAGGTTGCTGACGCTCTCGCTGAACGTGAATCTGATCGTCTGATAGTCGTTGTCGCTAGGCGTCGTGCTTCCCGTCGCCCCGATCTGCTGCCGGACGTAGTAGCCGACCTGACCGATGCCACCGACGTTGAAGGTCGAGATGGTGCCGTTCGGGGTGGAGCCTCGCGCCTGACCGAAGTACGTGTGCACGATCGTGGCCCGGAGCGGCGAGTTGAGGCTCGGATAGGTTCCGTTCGGCGGGTTGGGATTGAAGGTCACGTTGGTCGTGAACGACGAGGTCAGCGACGGAGTCCCTGAGTACTGGGCGACGCCCCAGTTGAGAGCCACGTCCTGGCTCGCGCAGGTGGGGGACACGGCGAGGGCGGGTGCCGAGACGCTGGCAATGGCAATCGGCGTAGCCCACGCAGCTCCCCGCATCACGCTTCGTCGAGTCGTCGAGTGAGTACTTTGGGATCGTGGCACGTCGCCTCCAGGTCTGGGGGTCTACAGATGTCCCGATGGCCGCGCGATGGCGCAGCACCCCCGGGGCATCGTTGATTACGGTCGCACGTTACCCGCGGGTTACGAGTGGCGAGCCGGCAACTCTGGGCGTGTGATCGAGTCGACGATGAAGCTGAGAACCTCCAGGAAGAGTCCTGGATGTGTGAACCCGCGCACTTCGGATCCCAACGGCCCGGCAAGTAGTTGCGCCACCACTACGCTGATGCAGGGAGACGTTTCGCGGAATGAGTCGTGTTGGCGTGGGTCAACACGTCGATGATCGTCGGCGTCAGACTGCGACCCGAGCAGCTTCGACGAGGCCGAGGTTGTGCGCTAGGAGGGCCAGCTGTCCGCGTTCTCGCCCACGATTTCCCTGAGGATCCTGGTGAAGGCCTCGTGGTCTTCCTGGAGCGCGGAGAGGAAGCGCGCATCGCGCTCGGCGGTCTGGTTCTGTCGGTGGTACTGGTCCACGGCTTCGTAGAACGCCTCCCGCTTCTCTGCGGGCAAGCCCGGGCTCGTGGTGTCCAGCCACACCGTCGCCTCCCGACGCCAGCAAGGCATGTTCTCCACATCAGCCCGTCATCAGTCTCCTGCGACTCTACGTGGCTGACCAGTAACTTCGCGACTTTCCGAGACGGGTGACCGCATTCTGAAACGCCCCCACCCTCCCGCAGGAGAGTGGGGCGCTTCGCTGCTCAGGGCTCGTCGTGCAGGTGTTCGGCCTCGCACTCGTCACGGTCGACCGGGTCGGAGTAGCGGGCCGGGCAGAGGCGGCACTGGAACACCGCCTGGTCGACGTACTTCTCGTCAGGCGTCGCCATGGGACCGCTGCACGTTCTCGGCGAGGGCCCGGGCCTCGGTGTGCACGCCAGTGCCGAGCCCGATCACCTCGAGGACGGGCTGAGCCCACGGACGGGTGAGCAGCCACTGCACGAGCCCGGTGCCGACGACCCATGCCGCCGCGGTGAGGGAGTCGATGATCGGCTGGGACAGCGGGGTCAGGTCGACGCCGAGGACGCGGACGAGCCACGCGAGGACGACGCCGACCGCCGCGGCCACGAAGGTCCGGACGACGGAGCGCCACGGGTGCGCCTCCTGCGTCGAGACGGGGACTGCACGGTGGGTGTTCACGGGGTGACCTCCTCGGTCGGGGTAGGTGTAGGTGCGGGGCCGTCGGGGGTCGCGGCGATGCACGGCCCGGCGTCCTCGCTCGTGTCGTCGGAGTAGGTGATGGTCCAGCGGCCGTCGGTGCCGCACTGCGCGGACTTGATGCCGCGCCCATCACTCCCGTCTGCCCCCGGCGGTCCCGATGGGCCAGCGGGCCCGGGCACGGTCGAGTCCTTGCCCGGTGCCCCGTCCTTGCCCGCCGGGCCGACAGGCCCCTGGGGGCCGGTCACGGACTTGCCGTCTCGGCCCGCCGCTCCGGTGTCGCCCTTCTCGCCCTTCACGGACTCGCCCTGATCACCCTTCGGGCCGGGGACAGTCGAGTTCTCGCCATCGGCGCCCGGTGCGCCGGTCGGGCCTGGCACGGTGGAGTCGTCTCCGTCCGTGCCGTCGCGTCCGTCGCGGCCAGGCTCGGCCGGGTAAGCATCCGCCCCGTCTGCGCCGTCCGCCCCGTCACGGCCAGGCCGGCCCGGTGGCCCCTGCGGCCCCTGCTCGCCCTTCGCCTGCGCCACTGCCTGCTCAGGATCCTCCTGCGCGGCCTGCTCGGCCTCGTCGCAGACGGCCTGCCCAGCGGCGTCCTGCTCGATCGCACCCGACTCGCACAGCTCGAGGACCGTCCGGGCCTGGGCCTGGCGTTGCTCCGCGACCTGGACGGCCGCCGAGTCGGTGTCCGAGAGCTGCTCGGCGAGCGCGTCGACCTGCTGCTGCCGCTGATGCCCCATCGTGAGGCCGTACGCGGTCGCGCCGGCGAGGGCCAGCACGATGACCAGCAGTACCCACACGCCGACCTGGCGGTGACGGCGTGCACGGGTCTCGTCGTGCTCGAGCTGCTCGAGGGTGTCTCGCTCGTCCTGGGTCACAGGTCATCACCGTCCTCGATCGGGGGGATGGGGTCGATGCCGTGCTCGATCAGCAGACGCCAGTAGGCGCGGGCCCTCGCCCACGCCCGGTCCTCGCGTTTCTCCGCCGCTTCGGCGCGGGCCTTCGCCTCGTCGGCCTGTTTCTTGTAGAGCTCGATCATCTGGGCCTGCCTCGTGTCGGAGCGGCGGTAGGACTGGATGACGAGCCAGCCGATCCCGCTCGCGATGAGGGGGAGTAGGACCAGCAGTTGCGCGTTGACGTCAAGCACACGCCCCCTCACCTCCTGCCGGTCACTGGGCGTTGAGCCAGCGCTGCAGCGCCTTGGTGGTGCCTTCGTAGACGACGCCGTCCTGGGCGACACCGACGAGCTTCTGCAGGCGCCGCATCGTCTTCGAGCCTTTGGACTTGCGGCCGGAGAACACCCACCCGTTCGGGGAGATGCCGTTGCCGAGCTCGGTGTGCCGGTAGGACTGGTGCTCGATCACCCCGTCCACGACGGGATGGCCGAGGAACCGCTGCAGCGCCTTCCACGTCGCGGGGCCAGTACGCCCGTCGACCTTGAGCCCTGCCCTCACTTTCGCGTTGAGGAACCGCTGCAGGGCGGACGTGGTCACGGTGCCCCACCGGCCGTCCTCGACGAGCTTCCCGTCCTTCACGGCGGGCTTCGCGGCGGGGACCGAGGCCCCACCGGACGAAACCTTCACCGGGGCCTTCACGCCCCGTGCGAGCCGGTCGATCTTCCCGAGGTCCCACACGCCTGGGCACGCCGTCGACGTCCACGCCCGGTGCGGCTTGAGTGGCAGGTCCCCGTACACGGCGCGGAGGTCAGCGACGAGCGCAGCCACGGTCGCGTAGTCGCCTTCGGTCGCTTCGGGCCGGCACTCGATCCCGATGCTCTCGTGGTTGCCCTTGCTCGAGCCGGCGTGCCAGGCGCGGCGGTCCGGATCGACGATGCACGCGACTCTCCCCGCCTCGACGACGTAGTGCGCGCTGGTGCCGGCGCGCTCGTCGCACAGCCAAGAGACGACGTTGTCGAATCGCTGACCGCGGGACCCCCAGTGGTGGATCGTGATGGACTTGATCTTGGAGTTGCGGGCGTTCTGGTTCGGGCTGGTCCTGCTGGTGATGTACGTGTAGGCGCGAGCCATGAGGTGCCACCTTTCGGGCATGAGAAAGGCCCCCGCGATCGTGCGAGGGCCGAGAGGGGTGCGAGGGGTCAGGTGTCGGGGTGCTCGTCCTGCTCCGCGAGCCTGGCCTCTGCCGCGTCGGCTCGCGCTTCGGCGAGGACGGCGCGCTGAGTCAGCCTGGCGACCTCCGCCCCGTAACGGGCGATCAGGTCATCGACGGTAACGGTCATGCATCTGCTCCTGTAATAGCTTCAATGAGAGTGATCTGGTCCCCGCCGTTGTCGCGGTACTCGTGGTCACCCCGCCACGTACGACATCGGCGAAAGCTGGATGACCGTCGTCCCCGCCACGCTTCGGGGAATCCACACTTGGAACTGCCCGGACGTGTTCGTCTGCAAGTATGTTTCCGGGACTTGCGACATGGCGGACGTGATCGTCGGTCGCTGCACGTTAAACGTGGGGGTCGCCGCAGCGGGGAGTACACCAATAGTTGTCCATCCCCCCGACCAGCTAGCACCGGGCAGAGTCACCGAGCCGCGCAAAAACACGGTGCCGCTCTTGATGCGGTACGCGGGAGAGCCCGCGCCTGCGAGGGCCGAGTTCATCGGGAACGTACGCCAGCCCGTGTCACTCGCGGTCTCCTCAAGATTCCACGACTCCGTCACGCCCGACCTGTTCGTCGTCACCCACGTGCCGCTAGTGTCCACGACGAGAGAGCGATCAACGGTCCCGCCCGACTTCACTATGGCTTCACCATTCTGGCGAACCTCGATAGAACTAGAGACACCCCCCGCCGCAGCCTGGATTGTCGCATAGCCCGGGATTTTACTCCCGCCCACCACCTGGGAGAGTGCGGAGCGCACAGTCGCGCTCTCTGATCCGTCAGTAACCCTGGACTGCAAGCCCACGCCGCTATTGTTAGCGGTGAAGCTGTTGACCTTCTCGGCACTTCCAGCCGGGGTAGTTACCGTCGCGGCCAACCCGCTCGACCTCACGTTTAGTGTTGACGTGTTGCCGCTTTCGGACTTGCCGCCACTGAGTGCAAGCTGATCGCCAAGGATGCCTAGACCAGGCGGGTGAATCATCGTAGAGCCCGCAGGGGTGAACCGAATCCCAGGAGCTGCGTACCCGTCGTGCGGGTAGATGTATGCCCTATCCCCGAGCGTGAACGATCCACGGGACTCGTCCGAGCCGGTGCGAATCTCGCCGCCCTCGATCACGGTTCCGTACAGGTACTCGCCGGACATTTCTTTGGCGAGCAGTTCCCCGGTCACGTTCACGTTAGCGAAATCGACCGTGCCCGTAAACGCGCCATCCTTGCCGACGAGCTTGTCGGTGACGTTGATTTCCTGGACAACAGTCTCGCCGAGTAGGGTTGCGTTCCGCAGAATCTCGTCCTCGCGGATATGCCCCTCAGCATCGAGCGCAGTATCGATCCGTGTCTTCGCTCCTGCGAGGTCTCCCTCGGCGTCTTCGATCCGCTGCCGGGCGTCCGCGATGTCAAGGTCCACGTCCCGCACAGAGACAGCGGTCCCGTCCGGGCGGGGCCACACCACGTCACCCGACAGGCCGAGGTCCTTCACCCCGGCCGCGCCGGTCGCCGACCCGCGGGTCTGGATCTTCTCGTCGATGATCTCCCGGAGCGACCGCTCCGGGGGCGCGTTGAGGTTGGTGTACTGGGCCACTACTCGATCTCCTCCTCGTCCAGATAGTCGTCGGGGCCGTGCACCGCGTCGTCCTGGAACGACAGGTCGACCATGCTGTTCTTCCACGACCCGGACGCGGCGATGATCCGCTTCGACGTCGTCCCAGCGGGGACAGTCAGCCACTCGTCACCCATCGTGACCCTGGCCGCGTCACCGACCCTCCACCGGCCGATCTCCGCCCGCGGATCCGCGCCGTTGACGCGCATGTCGATCTGCGTCACCGGGGTCTTCGATGCGGCGAGCTCGCCGAGGGCGTGGTCCCGGATCAGGTTCCGGTTGTCGGAGTCCGACGTGGAGCCGACGGTCTCGAGCAGCGGCATCTGGTCCGCGAGCCGGGAGCGGTCCTCCGCGACACGGACCATCGTCGTGGAGCCCTCGCCGGCGCCCGTCCAGTAGACACGGGACGCGAGACGGGACGCGTCCGTCGTGACGTTCACGGAGGCGATGGGGGAGCGGTGGGACGTGGTGTCGAGGTCCATCGCCCAGGTCTGTGCGATCTGGGGTTGCGCGTGGGTGCCGTGCACCATCACCCACTCGAGGTTCCCGTCGTCCCGCCAGCGGGGGCGGAACGCGATGTCCGGCCCGTTCCGGACACCGGACAGTTCGGCGAGGCGCTTCCACACCTGGTTGTTCGCGAGGTTGTACCCGTCGTAGGTGCGGGTCCTGAGCGTGGAGCCCTGCTCCCTCGGGGACCCGAACACGATCGGATAGGACCCGCCGACCTTCGCGAGGCCGCGCTTCACGACCTCCTGTGCGATCGTGCCGTAGGACATGCCGGCGTAGCGGAGGTTCTTCGTCATCATCTCGACCTGCGCCGCGGTCGACAGGTTGATCGGCTCCTGCGCTGTCAGGACCCGCTCAGCAAGCGCGGCACCGATCCCTCGGCATGGCAGAGTCGCCGTCGTCCTAGACTCTCCCGACGGAAGGTTGACGAGCGGGCCGGCGACCCATGCGTCGAGGGACCCGTCCTCACGAACCCACGACACGGCGACCGAGACGCGCCACGGCTTCCACCACAGCGGGTCCAGGCGGAGGAGCTGCCGCTTCCCGACCGTCACCGAGAACTCCTCGATGCCGTTCAGAGGGATCTCCCACCCGCCCTCATTGGAGAGGGTGAGCTGCGCGCCGCGGGCACCGTCCATGGTGCGGACCAGGTGGGCGACCCAGGTCACTGCGCGACCCCGACGTGCCAGACCTCGAAGCGATTGCCCGGCCAGCCGTCCCCGCCCCCGTTGTGGTGCCGCCAGCCCGGACCGGACAGGCCCTCGATCTGATCCTGGAGGATGTGCACCTTGTGGCTCCCCTCGCTGAGCTTCTTCGTGAAGCTCATGAAGTTCGTCTGCGGCGCGGCGCGCGTAACACGAGTGGTGAACGTCGCGGGCTCGATGACGTCGTCGATGTAGACCCGCCACCGGATCGCCGCCGACGCTTGGGACGTCGGATCCTCCTGGATCGCGGAGATGCAGTGCAGCATGTCGAACCGCACCCACGAGTCCGCCGGGAGCGGGGGCAGCATCTTCGTCGCGAGCTGGATCGTGGAGACGTTGCCCTTGATGCCGTCGGCTTCATCGTGGAACAGATGCATGGGGCCGAGCGACGCGCCGGCAGGGACGGCGAAGTTCCGATCCACCGTCTGCTGAGCAGACCGGGTCGACGTGACCCCCGCCGGGACCAGGTACCGGCCCAGCGTGATCCCGCCCCCGGGCGCCTCGCCCTGCGTCACGTACACGAGCCCGTCGCGGTCCATCACGATCCGGTCCCATCGGGACCCCGTCGAGGGTGCGGGGATCGTGTTCACGGTCTGCTGCTCGACCGAGTACGCGAGTCCTCGGCCGGCCCCGTCCTTGAGGACGACCGACCCCGCGGTGACGAGGTACGCCATGGACGAGGTGCCATACACCTCGCATCCGCCGGTGGGCTTCACGCCCGAGGTATGCCAGTTCGCGCCCTCGATGCGCTGCAGCTCCTCCGAGGACGTGCCCTGCAGGATGTCGACGACCGTAGGGGCGGGCTGCTCGCCGATCTTGATGGGGGCCTTCGGCCAGGGATGCACCATCACGTGCTCCTCTCAGATGTTGGTGTCGCGGTGGCGGACAGTCGCCCAGCCGGTCCCGCCGTTCAGGAATTCGAAGCGCACGGACTCGATCTCTCCGGGCGGGACCAGGCCCCAGCGCCGCTCACCGAGGAGGTGAGACTGGTCGACGCCGCCGACGAGGACCGCGCCGGCCATGTCGACCGTGATCGGGATGTCCATGAACGTCGGCCACGGGTACGTGACCCGCTTGTCGCCGACGCTCACCGCGAACCCAGGCGAGTTCGCAGTCACCACGAACTGCGGTGCGGACCAGGCGTTGCCCTCGTTCCACACCCACTCATCCGTGCTGACCGCAGACCCGAACGTGATCACGCCCCCGCGGGAGAAGGGCGCGAACTCGAACCCCACCCCCGCCCCGACGGGCTGTAGCGTCGACTCACGCCACGCCGAGTACAGGAACGCGTCCTCGGAGTGCATCGAGATCTGCCACGACGCCGTCACCGGGCCGAGGGGCTTGAACTCGACCCGGTCGATCAGCTGGAAGTCGCCGCCGATGTTCTCGCCGGTGTGCCGGCCCCAGACGGGGAACGTGCCCCCGTCCGGGGCCGCGGCCGTGAGCGCGTTCCGCATCCACTCGAGCTCCGCATGGTCCTTCGCGGTCGCGAGCCCGGACGCGACGACGACCCGCCCCGCCCATCGGCCCCGGGCGGCGAAGTCGCCATGCCCCAGACGGGACACGGACTCGACCTCACTGCCCGGGGTGTCCCACCAGCCGTCTGTCAGCTCGAGCCCCCACCGGTCCGCGGTGAGGTCCAGGCCGTTCACGGACAGGTACTCCATCAGGACCCCCTCAGTGAGCCGACGACACGGTTGAGGACGCGGGTTGCGGAGATCTCCGCCGCCTCGCCGCCGACCTCGTGGAAGTGGTTGGTGACGGAGGGTGCACCGCTGACTCGGCCCCCGCCGAGGGATGCGGCGAGTTCCGCTCTCGTGGCGCCCGCGTTGATCGCAGCCAGCGTCGCGTTGTGCTGCGCCGAGGAGACAGGGTTGATGACCCATTCCCCACCGGCGAGGGGCTGGTCCAGCCACCTCCCCGTCGCAGCGCCCTTGAGCGGCCACAGGACGTTGTCGATCCCCGGTCCCGGGTAGGGGGCAGGGACCATCCCGTACCCATCACCGACGGTCCCGCCAGAGGCGAGGCCCGACGCGATCCGGCCACCGTTCGCGTAGGCGAGCTGTGCCCGCGTGCCACCGCCCGGACCGTTCGTGCGCACCGTGATGGTGGACGTCCGGTTTCGGGCCAACCAGTTCAGCTGGTTCTCCGCCGTCCAGGTGGTGGCGTCAGCGGTGATCCGCGAGGACCGGTTCCGGGCCGTGTGGTTGATGTCGGAGTTGGCCCCTGACGTGTTCGCATCGACGTCGATCGTGCCCGTCGTCCCGTCGGCCTTCCGCTTCGCGGAGTCCGTGGCACGGTTCGCACCCGAGTTGTCACCCTCGATGTCGACGACGCCCTCGGTCCCGTCGATCTGCCGCTTGACCTCGCCGGTCTTGAGCTGGGCGGGGACCTTGTTGCCGTCGATGTCGACCGTGCCACCACTGTTGTTGATGTGGTCGGTCAGCTGCAGCAGAGCCGCCTCCGCGTTCACGGGGGTTCCGTTGATGTCGACGTACCCCTGCCCCGCGTTGACCTCCTGCACCAGTGCGGCCAGAGCCTGCTCACCGTTCAGGGTCTCCCCATTGATGGTGACCGTGCCGCCAGCCTCGTTGACCGCGCCCTGGAACTTCCGCAGCTGGTCCTCGCCGTAGTACGTGTCCGCGTTGATGATCACCGTCGCCGGCACATCCCCAACCTGCGACCCGAAGACGTGGACATCTTCCTCAGCAGTGGAAGTGTCCGCCCCGACCGTGACGTCCGCGGGATTGTCACCGACGCCGCCTCGGAACTGCTGCACATCACCCTCCGCCGGGGCCGTGTTCGCGGTGACCGTGATCTCCGTACCCTCGTCCGCGAGCGCCATGACACGCCCGACCGCGTCCTCAGCCTGGACCGTCTCACCGTTGATCGTGAGGGTCCCGTCAGAGTTCGCGACCTCCTCGATGAGGGTGTTCATCGCTTCCTCACCACCGGTGGTGTCACCGTTGATGGTGATCGTCCCGCCGGGGAGAGAGTCGACGTGCGCGACGAAGCTGTCGAGGTCCGCGGCCATGCCGTTGATCGCGTCGTTCAGCCTCGCCTGCATCTCGACCGGACCGGCGAAGTCGAGGAACTTCTGCTCCGCCTCGTCGATCGCGGGCAGGGCCGTGCCCCGGATCGTGTTGGCCATGTCGTCGGAGTTGTCGGCGAACGTCTGCATGTCGTCCGCGGCGTCCTGGATGTCCTGACCCAGCGCGGCGAGCTCGAGGTCACCGGTCGCGAGACCGATCGCCTCCACACCGAACCCGATACCCTCGATGATCCCGTTCACCCCGCCGACGACGTCACCGAGTGCCTCGATGGTCTGGGCACCGAACTCGACCGCGGCGCGGGCGACGTCGAAGAACGCCTCGCCGACGTCGATCAGGAACCCGACGATCTCGGCCGTGTTGTCCGAGATGTACCCGGTCGCCTCAGCGATCGGTTCCTCGAGCGCGACGGCGAGCCCGCCGAGGAGGTTCGTTGCCGCGGTGGTGACGGTTCGCTTCGCGGACTCGAGCGCGGTCGCGGAGTTGTCAGACATGCGCTGCATCGCGTCTTCGGTCGTGTCTCCGACGTTGACCCACGAGTCGCCGAGGTCGTCGAGGTCCATCGCGAGGACGCCGGCGCCGTTGCCCATGTCCTCCCACATGGTGCCGAACAGGGCCACGCCGGCGGCGTTGCGGGCCATGGGGTCCTCGATGCCGCGGAGGCCGTCGAGGACCGTGTCGAGGCCCTTCTTCGCGTCGTCGCCACCGGCGGCGAACTTCTTGCCCATCTCGTCGGCATCGAGACCCATACCCTCGAACGCGGCGCGGGTCGTCTTCGAGTCGTCCTGCGCCCGGATGGAGAACTCCTTGAGCGCATCCGCGGCGACATCGGAGTTGCGGGCGCCGGCGTCCATCGCCTGCTCGATCAGACCCCCGGCCTCCGCACCGGACAGGCCCACGGACTCGAACATCGCGCCGTACTCGCGGAGCGTGTCGATCCAGTCCTCGGACCTGTTCAGGCCCTCCTGCTGCCCGCGGATGATGACGTCGAACGCCTCTTCCGCGTTCGCGGCGAGGCCGTTCTTGATCATGCTGCCTGCGGCCTCGGCGGCTTCGGACACGTCCACGCCGAGGATCTCCGACACGGCGGACAGCTGCTCGATCACGGCCTGGATCTCGCGGCCCGTCGAGTCGGGGAGCACGAGAGCGTTCTCGAGCGCGGCCGTGGCCGTGCCCATGTTCGCCTCGATGCTGTCGCCCCACGCGTTGGTGTAAGCGAGCCCGGCGGCGGCACCGAACTTCCGTGCCGTCGCCTCGTCGAGACCTGTGCGGGCACCGAACACGTCCTGCTGACGCACGGACTCGAGCACCGCACCGACCACACCGGACGCGACGTAACCGCCGACGGCGGCGACGAGGCCCGCGATCGCACCCACCACGGGGGTGGAGTTCAGGCCCGCGAGGAGGGACCGGCCCGCCCGGGCGCCAGCGTCATCGCCGGCGTCCTCTGCCGCGTCGCCGAGCCCCTCGAGGGACTCCTCAGCGTCGTTCGCGTCGACGGTCACGACCATCTCGGCCTTCGCGCCCTGCAGGGCCTTGAGCTTCGACTCGGCAGTGTCGAGGTCGGAGCGGGCCTGGTCGATGGAGACGTTCAGCGTCGCCTCGGCCTCGAGCCGGTTCATGTAGTCGATGCGACGCTCGAGCCCCTCGATCTGGGCTTCGGCCTGCTCCACGTCGGCGCGGACGGTCGCCTCCGCGTCGGTCGACTCGAGGTCGTCGATCTTCCCGAGGAGGGACTCGATCTCGGCCTCGGCCTTGTCGATCTGGACGTTCACCTCGGGGGTCGCGTCCATCGCCTCGAGATCGCGGAGGTTCTCCCGCACCGCGTCGAGGCGGGTCTCGGCCTCGTCGATCTCCGCGTCGATCTGGATCTGCGGGTCGATGTCCTCGAGCCGCTCGATCTCGGTGCGGAGCCGCGCGATCTCGGCCTCGGACTTCGCGACGTCGGCACGGATCACGGGGTCGACGGGGTTGTCCTCGAGCTTCTTCAGCTCGGCGGACAGCTTCCGCACTTCCGCCTCTGCGTCGGCGATGTCGAGGTCGATCTGCGGCTTGACGTCGCGCTTGCCGGTCTGCTCGAGGGCGGCGTCGAGCTTGTCCGCCGCGTCCGCGGCCTTGTTCGTGTCGCGTGCGAGGTCGGTCAGGCCGCGCTGGGCCCGGTTGACGACGGCCTCGTAGATCGTGCGGACAGTCTGATCAGCCACCCGGTGCCTCCTACATGTTCTTCGCCTTCGCGGGGTTCAGGGACGGGTGGGGGACGAACGTGGAGACGTAGGGGTCGTTCTTGAACCGCTCCATCGCCATGAGGACGGCGCGCTGCTTGTAGCAGCGGCTGATCGTCACTTCCCACGCGTGCTGGTAGGCGGGGTTCTGGCAGAGTCCCGCCGGGTCGTCCCCGCCACAGATCGGGCACCTGCCGGCGTCCTTCGCCGCGACGGCCAGAGCCCAGTCGCGGTCGTTCTCGTCCGCCTCATCCCAGACGGACATCGGCATCCCGTAGTCGCGCGCCGTCCTCGCCTCCATCAGGAGGGCGGGGGAGTCATTCAGGAGGCGCGCAGCAGAGGGACCCGGTTCCCGCCCTGGGTCTGCAGGGCGAGGGCGGTGCGGAACCACTGCTCGAAGTCGAACGGGGAGACGCCCTCGTCGTCGTCGAGGAGGGCGTCGAGGTCGAGGTCGACGAGGCCGCCGGCGTGGTCGACAGCGTTCACGGTGACGGCGCGGATCAGCGCGGCACCGAACGTGTCCACGTCGTAGCCGAACTTGGCGTCGATCTCGTCGTCGGGCTTCGGGGGGTGGTTCTTGAGGAGGTTCCGGTACTGGCCGTGCCCGAGGGTGCGGACGCGGACGTGGATCTGGCCCTCGGCGATGTGCTGCTCGAGCTCGGCGAGGCGGGCCTGGACCTCGTCGGCGCGGGGGTCGATGTCGTCGCCGGTGCGGGCGGCCGCGAGCGCGAGACGCTTCTCCTCGGCGCGCAGTGCCGCGGCCTCAGCGACAAGGTCCGAGTGCGCATCGATCGTGATGGTGACGGTGGCAGTAGGTCGAGTGACCACGGTGTTCTCCTGGGGGATGATGGGGGATGGTGCGCCGCCCCTAGATCCCCCGACCAGGGGCGGCGCACGATTGGGGGAGACCCGTAGGTCAGGCGGCGGTGAGGGTCACGTTCGGGACGAACAGCGACCCGGCCAGGTCGGCGCGGGCCATGATGTCCTCCTCCGCGGACGCGGCCATGAGGTGCGCGATCTGGGAGACACGCACACGCCACAGGTCACCGACCGTGGTCGCGTCCGGAGCGACGTCCTGGTCCCAGCCGTGAGCGATGAACAGGAACACCTCGCCACCCTCGGGGAGGGCCTTGTACGCGGCGTTGATCGCGGCGTCCTCCGGGTCGGCGGAGTTCAGCTTCTGCTGGTCCCACACGATGGTGAGGGTGCCGGCGATGGTCTCGCCGATCTTGATCTCCTCCGCGACCTTCTGGCAGGCCCGCTGCCGGGAGCGGGTGTTCGCGGTGCGGTCCAGGGTCAGACCACCGAAGTCGTAGTAGCAGTCCAGCTTCTGCCCGCCGGTGACGGCGGGCAGGGGGATGCTGGTGGTGTCGTCGGTGATGTCGGTCAGGTTGGCGACGTCGATCGCCCAGGCGGGCTGGCGGCCGGCGGCGACGATCCCGGGGATGGCGGTGGTGCTCATGCTTCCTCCTCGCCCGTGACGGGCTGGTCGGTGTCCCCGGGCGCGTCTGCGACGGGGGCGAACCGTCCGTGGGCGTCACGGACGGGCTGGATGTTCTTGTGGGGGAGTGGGGGGAGCCACCGGCCGTGCTCGTCGACGGCCGGGCGGTCTTCGAGGATCCGGTCGCCGCGCTTGTCGGCGAGGTGGCGGGTGGTGGTGTAGTGGTCGCCGGTGTCCTTGTGGCGGGCGCGGACGACGTCCATGGGCCTCATCGGGGCTCCTTGCTGATCGCGTCGAACTGGATCGAGAGCGAGACACGGACGGGATCCGTGCCCGGCTCCGGGATGGGCTGAGCGCCCGTGAACCCGCCCTCACGGACCCTGCCGCCGTTGCGGGTGGAGGCGGTGAGGCGCGCCCCCTCGAGGGCCTTCCGGCCCTTCCCGACAGCGGCGAGAGCGTCCAGCACCGTCGCCCCGACGAACACCGCCAGGACCGAGTCGGTGCGCTGGTGGACGGGGGACCCGTTGCGGGACTGCTCCGTGCCTGTGGTGGGCCACAGGACGCAGCACTGGGCCACAGACCCGCCCTCGGTGGGGAGGGTGTCGGCGGGCCCGAACTGGGTCGGCAACGCGCCGTTGAGGGTGCGTTGGACCTCGTTGTGCCATGCGGTCAGAGACGCCATTCCAACCTCCGATAGCGCTAGCGATAGCGCATGTGCTATCGTTGGGTTCATGACGACTAAGAAGCCCCGCGGAATCCGCATGTACGACGACCTCTGGACGGCCATCACCGAAGATGCGCAGCGGCTCGGTGTCTCCGTGAATCGGTACGTCGAGACCGCCTTATATAGGGAGCTCGAGAAGTCACCTCGGAAGTGCTTCTACTGCGGCGCTCCCGGAGATGCGGAGGTGACCGCGGAAGTGACACGGGCTTACTCCGAGGACACCTCACTGGATGACTTCTTCCCTGAGCAGGGCAAGGCTGAGGTGCCCGAACAGGCATTCACGCCCGCGATGCTCTCCGTAACCGTCTGCAACGACCACGACGGAAGCCTCGGCGCGGTCTTGGTCGAGGAGTACGGAGCCTGTGTGGGCTGGCCGCTCAGCAAGGGTGACTACTTGCGCCACCCCTTCGAGAACGGGGGCGTCATGGAAGAAATGTCCCGGATGCTTCCTCGCGGAGGGCAGCGAGGTCGCGGAGGTGCTGCTCAGCCCGACGCGTGACCGCCTCGTAGAGCGTCTCCTGACGCCCGCGCGGTCGCACTGCGAGCAGGGACAGGTAGAAGATCAACATCAGTCCCCCTCAGCGAGTCGTGCCATCGCCTCCCGGAACTTCGGTGCGTTCCGGTCGGTGGCGGGGCCCATGAACGGCTGCGGCGCCATGCGGGACGTCCCGGACTCGACCCAGTGCGCGTAGGAAGCGGTGGCGACGACAGCGGCACGCAGCCCGTCGCCCTGCACCGCCGTGGTGATCGAACCGCGGAGGTTGCCGGTGTCGACGGGGGCGAGCGCCTTCGCGTCCGCCTCCGTGTCCAGAGCGACCTTCCGCACCACCTGGGAGGCGCGGGGCTGGATCGTCGCGGCCTGCCTGGTGAGGTCCGCGGCGACACGACGGATCGCGTCGCCACTCACTGGGCACCACACGCCATCCGGCACGCCGTCGGGATCGCGCTCGCCTCGATCGCCTGGACCCACACGTACTCCGGCACCCCGGCACGCGGCCCGATCACCCGCACCCTGTCCCCTTCGCGCGGGGTGTTGCCCCACGGGATGGTGACGAGCGCGGTGCGCGGGGTGACGAGCTCACCGGAGGTGGTGACGATCGGGGTGCCGTGCGGGAGAGCGACCCGGGCAGCGCCGGCGTAGACCGGCGAGTACACGTCGACGGTCTTCTGCAGCTCCTCCGACCAGGCCGTGCCGGTCTTCCGGTCCACCTCGACCGAGTCGAACAACAGCGACCGCTGATCCTCACGCATCTGGTCAAGCTCGCCAGGGGTCAACATCCGGGGTCACCCCCTCGAACGCGCTGCGCGGCACAGGACCGATCGCGGGACCGAGGTCGATCACCTGCACCGGACCCGACGGGAACGCGAGGTCGAGGTACTCCTGAGCAAGCGCCCGGAACTGCTCCGCCGACGCGCCCTCCGTCCGGGTCACCGAGGACCCCTCGGAGGAGAACGACTGCACGCCGGCGACCTTCGTGACCACGGCCAGGGTCGCCTTCTGCCTGAACAGCAGGTGCGCCGCGTAGTAGCCGTTCCACGTCGGCACCCAGCCGGGATCGACCGGCGCCCGGCCCTCCGAGTCCACGATCCGCGACGCGTTGAGTGCTTCCCGGACCTGCTGTCCCGTGAGGGTGGGCGCGACGTCCACGGCAGCCGTCGCACCGAGCCATGCCCGGAGTTCCTCTTCATCCGTGAACGTCACGCCCGATCACCCCCTCGATCAGCCAGCCGGCGGCGTGTCCGACACCGTGGTCTCGCCGGTGTCGTAGTTGTGGGTCACGTACTTCGTGGATCCGTCCGGGCCGACACGCTCGTACGTCTCGGAGCGGGTACCGGTCGGAGCCGGGTCCGGGACGTCACCGGACTTCACGACCGCGTTCACGGTCTGGTGACCCGCGGCCGCGGCAGCGGCCTTGTCGGCGCGGGCCGAGGTGGCGCGCTCCTTCGAGTCGTAGGTGTCCGCAGGAGCGTCCCCGGGATCGGTGGGCTGCGGCTTCGTCACGTCGGACGACAGCCGGGTGGTCTTCGGAGCGGGAGTGCGTGCCATGTGATGCCTCCTTCAAGGCTGGCGGGCGGCAGGACGTCATGCCCTGCCGCCCTGGGGTGGTCAGGCGGCGGTCTTCACCGCGCGGAGACGGGCAGCGGCCTTCCCGCCCTGCACCGCGAAGCCGGTGTAGAAGTCGATCCGGGTGCGGTACGCCGGCTTCTCCTGCAGCTCGCCGAGGGAGTACGCCTGCAGCCCACCGTTGGTGAGGCCGAGGACGCCGGTGGTGCCGAGCCCGGACGCGAGCTTGACCGCGTACACGTCGCCGCCGTTGGTCGCGTCGTAGCCGAGGATCTTCCGGCCGGACCAGTGCTCGCCCGGGTCGAGGAACGCGACACCGTTCCAGGTGAACTCGCGCTTGCCGGTGATCTCGGAGTTGATGTACTCCGCACCGCCGACCTTGCGGCCCAGCGACTTGAGACGAGCGATGACCTCCGACGGGGCGTAGACCACGTCGGGACCACCGGACACGGAGCCGAACAGGGCGTCGAGCTCGTCGAGGAACGCCTCGGTGTTCGCCGGCGCCTCCGAGTCGATGACCTGGGAGCCGACGAGACGCTTCCGCAGCCCGTCGAAGCTCTTCGGGTCCACGGCCACGTCACCGTTGAACATGGTGTCCGTGAAGGTGGCCTGCGCGGACTCGAGCTTCATGCGGATCTGGTCCGCCATGAGCACGCCACGGCTGGACTGCATCGTCGACTCGATGAACTTGTCGACGTCCGCGTCGCCACCGAGGATCACGAGACGCTCGGTGTCCTGGTTGATGACACCGGTCGACTCGACGTACGCCTCGTTGACGGTACGGAAGCCGGTGCCGGGGAGCACCTTGTCCTTGTCGTACGCGTACGCGTTGCCCTGGATGTTCTCGAAGGGGAGACGGTCCCACACGAGGGACACGTTCACCGCCTCCTCGAGAGCACCCCGACGGACGGGATCCGCCTCGAGGGCGGCGGCCTGAGCGAGAGTGACGGCCATTGCCGATCACGCTTCCTTTCTGGGTGTTCGCCGCCCTGTGACGGCTCAGTTCTTGGGGTTGGTGTACTGCTGCTCGAGCGCTGCGGCCATGCGGGCCGCTCCGGGCTTCGCGTTCGCGGAGGCGTCCGGGGTGCCGTTGCGGCCGCTCCACGCGGCGTCCCGCGCTCCCGGCACACGGCCGGGCTGTGCGGCGTACCGCGGGTTGTCCTCCACGAACTTCTCGACGTGGGCCTTGACCGCGTCGCGGTCGGTCGCGTCGATGCCGGCGAGGGAGTCGGTGAACCGCTTCGAGTCGAGGAGGTCGTCGGGGTCCGCGGCGCCGGCCTGTGCGGCGATGCGGAGGACGACGTTCTCGGCACGGAGGGTGGCGAGCTCGGTGTCCTGCTGGGCGATCTGCGCGTCGCGCTCGTCGACCTTGCTGGCCTGTTCCTTCGACGCGCCCTCGAGCTCGGCGAGCCGCTTCGCGGCGTCAGCGTTCTCCTTGGCGCGCTTCTCCTGCTCGCGGGCCTTGCCCTTCCAGAAGTCGACCGTTTCGGTCGGCTTGGGCTTCGGCGGATCCGGGGTCTCGGCCGGCGGGTCCGGGGTCTCCGTTCCGGGGTCCGGGTCGCCGCCCTCCTCTCCGTTCGCGTTCATCTGCGCATCACCGAACGAGACGCGGTGGAAGTCGAGCAGACGCTCGATCCCACCGGGCGCGGTGATGTCGATGCCGTGGGGGAGAGCCTTGAGGGCTCGTGGGGTGGTGGACATGTGATGCTCCCGTTTCGGGTTGGTCCTGGTCCGTTGCGGTCCAGGGAGGTCTAAGGTGGTCGTCATGCACGAGGACGGCCCGCAATGGGCACGGATGACGACGCGAACGATGGACCGGGCGAGTGCCCGGGCCATGCGTGGAGAATGACGAGCGCGCACCTCGACGACTGGGGTCTGTGGCGCTCGTACCGATGCGTGCTGTGCGGTGGGGTGCTGGTCGCGAACCCTGACGAGGCCGAGCCCGTCTAGGCCGGCGGGCGCCGCACCTGGAACGAGTCCCGCCACCCATCGCTCGATCGGCGGATCGCCCACTTCTCGACCGGGTACTTCCCGGCCTTCCACGCCGTATAGCCGCGGGCGCCGAGCATCCTGCGCATGTCGTCGTCGGACATGCCGTCGAGGATGTCGTCGCGGGACTCGCCGGCCGGCTTCCGCTCCCGCATGCCGGGGAACCCCAGCTCCTCCCACGTCTTCGTGACGGGGACACGGGAGCAGCGGCAGTTCGGATGCCCGAGCGGGCCCGGGGTCTCGGTGTCGTAGCGGGTGCCGTGCATGGACAGGCAGGCCGGGCAGAGCCGCTCATCGGCGTGTGCCTGCCACTCCCACCCCGCGAGCACGTCCGTGTTCGCTTCCTCCGCGGCCTGGGCGGCAGAGCGGTGGGCGTCGATCTGCTCCGTCCTCGCGATGGTCATCGCGCGGGACAGGGCGAGGTCCGATGCGTCCTCGAGGGACCGCACCATCCGGCGAGCCACCTGCCGGGGGTTCTCGCCGACGGCGATGCCGCGCCGGATCTCGCGACGCATCACCCGTTCCGCCTCGGCACCGAGCGGCATCGACTGAGAGACGATCCGTTGCGTCGTCCGCTCCACGATCGCGGTCACCTGTGCTGGGGACGCGGCGACGACAGCGGCCTGCAGCTCGGCGCGACGAGCACCGGTCAGCTGCGCGGCGATCATGTCCCGCGCCCCACCCGATGCGGCCTCCGCGCTACGCGACACCGTCACGCCGGCGAGGGACGTCGCGATGGCCCGCTCGATCGCTTCCCGGATCGCTCGCAGGCCCCGCAGGACCCGCTCGTTCCGCAGCGCGAGCCCGGACACGGACCGGCCTTCCTCCGCCGCGGAGATCATCGCGGACGCGATTGCCTCGGCCTCCTGCCGGGTCACGCGCAGCACGTCAGCGAACGCCGCGACGAGCAGCGCCTCATGCTCGTCGAGGTTCGTCGCGAGGAGCCGGTCGAGCTCCTCGTCGATCCGCAGGGTCTCCCGGTTGACGGTCACGGCTCGTCCGGGGCCGTCACCTGGCCCTGCTCGAACGCGGTACGGGCGGCGCGACCGATCGTCGCCTCCTCACCCGCCTGCGCGCCCAGGACCCGGTCGATGTCGTCCTGATCCCAGCCCATCGCACGCAGGTTCTCCCCGAGGGGGAACCCGAGCCGGTCCCGCGCCTCGGCGAGGGTCCACTGCTCCGTCTCGTCCGTCGGTGCGGGATCTGTGAACTCCGGGAACGCCTCCGCGATGCCGAGGAGCGCCATGACGTTCGCGATCCGGCCCCGGATCGACCGGTTGAACGACCGGACCGTCGCGGTACGTCGTGCCGCGAGGACACGCAGCGCCGCACCCGAGGGGATGTTCCCCAGGTCCGGGACGATGTCCGAGACGGGCACGCCGACGGTGTTCGCGATGTCGGCGTGCCAGTCCCGCTTCACCTCGAGGATGTTCTTCGCGTCCGGGGGGTCGAGCTGGACAAGCTGCCCGTGCTCGCCCTCGAACGCGTAGATCGACTTCCGGGTCGGGTCGACCTTGAACTCCACCTCTCGCTGACGGCCCGTGAGGGGGTCGATCTCCTTCGCAGCGACGTAGTTCAGCAGAGCACGGAGCGGGGCAGCGTACTGCTCCGTGTTCACGATGATCGCGTGCACGGCATGGTTCAAGCCGTCCTGCATCGGGACCACGTCCCGGAGGATGGATCGGCCGTGCCCGCCCTGAGTCTGAGCGTCGAAGGGGATGTGCTCCCACGGCATCCCAGGCACGCCGGCCTGCGCGTAGGTGACCTCGGGGCCGTCCTCGTCCTCCGAGAGCACGTAGCCGCCGGCGTCGGTCCGCCACGAGGCTGCACCGTTGCGGGCGGTGCGGATCTTGTACCGCGACTCCCACCGCTCGACCCGGTCCTCGTAGTACACGTTCACGCGGCCATAGTCGTCGGCGTCGATCCACAGCTTCGCGACCCACAGGAACCGGTCCGGGTTGCCAGGGTCGCGCTTGAAAGCGACCTGATCGGCGCGGTGGTACCAGGGGCGGAGGTTCCCGTCCTCGTCCGGCCACACCAGGATGTACCCGTCCCCGCACCGCCACGCCTCGTTGATCGTGAGGTCGAGGACCATGTCGAGGTCGCTGGTGTCGGCGTACTGCTGCGCCTTGACCGCGCCAGCGCCGGACCACGCCTGGATCTCCACGAGGTCCGTGAAGTTCGCGCGGACCGTGTAGCAGGCGTTCGCGCGGGCCTGCGACAGGATCCAGCCGAAGTTATCTCGGAACCCGCGGGACGCGTACGGGTACTTGTGCCGGCCTTCCTCGTAGTCGCGGAACAGGTCATAGGTCGGGGCGCGGTCGATGTGGTCCTGCACCGCCTCGAGGACGTCAGCAACAGGCATTGCGGCTCCTCTCAGTGGATGCGCGACGGGGTCTTGTAGTGCTTCGGGATCGCGTACGCGAGCGCGAGAGCGTCAGCCCGGTCGGGGGAGGTAACGCCGCGCTTGAGCATGTCGTCCTTCGATTCGATCTTGATCTGTCCGCGGGACGTGTACTCGAACCGGATCTGGCCGAGCTGGGTCGCGAGCTCGTCATCGTTCGGGTCGATGTCGATGTCGCCCTGCTCGAACCGCTCCCTGAGTCCCCAGAACCATTCCGCTCGCGCGTTCGCGAACTTCCCGGTATCGCGGGCGGCGGACCCTGCCTGCATGTCCTGCACCGGGTAGCCCTGCTCGGTGAGCATGTCCACGACACCGCCACCGACACCGACACCGTCGACGTTGATCGCGTCCGCGATGTGGGTCTGCTGAGCGTGGATCACCTGGCCGGTGGTGGCGGTGGTGGCCTGGCCCTGCCAAGTGTTGAGGACGCGGGCGTGGTCGCCGGCGCGGGCGATGATGACGGTCTGGTCGGTGCCGTACCGGGCAACGTCCACGCCGAGGGTGCGTTCCCCGATCGCGGGCAGCGTGCGCTGCTGGGCGGCGAGGATCCAGTCGGGCCGGATGAGCGTGTTCTCGGACGCGTCGGGGAACTCGCCGAGGACCTTCGCCTTGTAGACGGGGGAGTCCTCACCCCACCGCTTCGCAGCGTCGTCGACCCACTCGCGGGAGGGGAGGAGGGGCCGCATGTACTCGGGCACCCACTCGCCGGACAGGTTCGGGGTGTCGAAGCTGCTGATCTGCAGGACGTTCCATCCCGACCCGGGCCCGCAGACGGTGCCGAACTGGGTGTTCGGGTCGTCCGGGTTCCCGATCGCGAGGATCCGCGCATCATCGTTCGTGGTGATCGCCTCGACCGCATCCCACAGCGGGGCGGGGATGCCGCAGGCTTCGTCGAGGAGGACGAGGACGTAGCGGCGGTGGATGCCCTGGAAGCCGTGCGCGTCGTGGTCGGCGGGCTTGCGGCCCATGCCGACGAGGATGTCGCCGACCTTCCACTCGTCGTCGAGGGTGACGGTGCCGTCGAGTCCGCCCTTGCGGTGCTGCTTCCGGATCTCCTCCCAGAGCACCGCGTGGACCTGCTTGTAGGTCGGGGCGGTGGACACGACGATCGCCTCACCGGGTGGGTGCGTGTCGATCCACCATGCCGCGAGCGCACCCGCCGAGAACGACTTGCCGGCACCGTGGCAGGACTTCACCGCGGTGCGACGGTTGGTGGTGACGGACTCGAAGATCGCCCGCTGCTTGCTCCACAGGTGAACGCCGAGCTTGTCCTCAGCCCACAGTGCCGGGTCACGGAGGTACTTCGCCGACGGGGACGGTTCGAACAGCTTCGCCGCGTGCTCGGCCCAGTCCAGGACCGTCACGTCACACCCCCGCGCTCAGTGCCCGCAGCTCCTCGGGGACGATGGTGGGGACGAGCTCGGCCTGCCACTCTAGGAGGTCGAGACGTTCGAGGATGCGACGGATCGCGCCAGCGACAGCGGAACCCTGGTCTTCGGCGAGCTTCACGCGGCGCTCCTCGACGCCGGCACGGAGCGCGGCGGCGGCGTACTTCGCGAGGCGGCCCGAGGCTTCGTTCAGCATCCGGTACGCGACCGGGGGCACGGCTTCCTCGACGGTCTTCGACATGTAGCCGCCGTCCTCGCCGACCCCGACACCCTCCTCGGTCTTCGTCTGTCCCCACGTCAGGGACTCGACGTCGTCCTCGGCGATCCGAGCGACCTCGGCACGCCAGTACCGGACCTCACCGGCCGTCCACTGGACGAGCTCGAGGAGGGCCTGCGCGGGGTCGATCTCGACCGGAGCGGCGAACAGGCGCATCTTCGCAGCCGCCTTCTCCTCCGCGACGCGCTGCGCGGCCTTCGCCTTCACCGCGGGGATCGACCCGCCATGCATCCGGCACACCTCAGCACCCTTGATGGCGTGATTCCCGCACTGCTCACCGTTGCGACGATGCGCCTTGCACTGCATGGGATCACCACCTTCTCGGTTCTTGCATGGGATGTGGGTGCCGTCTCGTACTGTTCGAGCAGACGAGGGGAGGGGGTGATGGTGATGACGAAGAAGTACGACCTTGGCAAGCCCTCTGACATGCGGAAGCTGCAGAAGGATCTGACGAGCGGGATCCCGAAGGAGATTGAGATTCCGTTGGACGGGTCGGAATCGGCTGCGGTGTCGAAGGTGAAGCAGCAGTGGAGAAAGGCTGGGTTCACCCCGAGCGATTCGGAGATTCGCAAGTGGGTCCGTGACGCGCGCAAGCAGCACGGCGGTTGATTGGTGCCCGCCGGCCCCGGTCCACTTGTCTCGGTGGCCGGGGCGGCGGGTTGCGCACGGCGAGGTTCCCCATGGGTGTGCGTTGGGTCTTCCTGCGTGCGCGGCCCGAGGAGCGGGTGTGCTCGGACTCGGGGTAGGACGCGGGAGAGGTTGCTGCGTGTCCACAGCTCGGCTTGTCCGCGCGCATACCGCCGGGGCCAGTTAACGTCACCGCTCGAGCCTCCCGCGGGGTTCGAACCCGCGCCGCCTGGGTGGAAGCCAGGTGCTCTGCCTGCTGAGCTAGGAAGGCGAGTGCCCCAGCGGCACGCCTATGGCGACACGACTGGGGCGGTACGGGTGCGACCCGCGATTTCAGGACGTCGGACACGAGCGCGAGTGGACCTGAGGCCCGGGCAGCTCGTCCGGCATGGGGTGTCCTGGTGCCCGGTGGGTGCGACCCTCCCCGGACAGATGGGGTGCCGGGGGACACGGGCTGTCGCGTCGTCGTCGGGTCCCGGTCTTTGATCTTCGGCCGCAGTGCGCTTCGGTGAGTGGCGGGGCCGGAGTGAGCACACGAGAGAAGCCCCGGCCCGTGAGGGTCGAGGCTTCGTGTGCGTGCCCCCGTGAGGGGACAGTTTCTCCATTCAGTCAGAGACTATCCGGCATGGGCCGGGTGCGCAAGTCCGCGATGGAATGCGGTCACCGACGCGGCATCGACGTAGCCCCTCCGGCCGCCGGACCCTCTGGCGCCCCACAGGTCTCCCCGCTCGAGGAGCCGGCCGACGGTCCGGTCGGAGATGCCGAGGATCCTCGCGGCCTGCCCGATGGTGAAGTGTCCTGCGCCGGCGGCGTAGGCGTGGTCGGCGAGGGATGCGAGGTGCCCGCCCTTGCAGCGGACGTACGCGACGTGCTCGTGGTAGACGAACTGCTCGCTTCCGCACTCGCACGGTTCGGGGACGCGGGTGCGGCGGGGGTGCATACCGAGGACGGCTGTTGCGCGCTGAACATGCTCGGAGAGGGTGCGGAGGACGTCCTCGCGCCCCTCGTGGCCGATGATGCGCTCCACCCACTTCCGGGCGTACGCGGCGGCACCGGTGGCGTCGAGCCCGTCGGGCCATTCGCCGGTCGCTTCGGCGAGGTCGAGGGCGAGCTCCTGGAGAGTGGCCGCGATGTCGACGGCGAGGTCGTGCATCGTGAGGTTCAGGGGAGTTCCCGGGGTGTTGCTGGTCGTGACCTTTGGGCCCTGGGGGCCGGAGGTCTGGGCGCGGGCCATACCTTGGAGGATGAACCACGCCTCCTCGGCTTGGGCGATGACCTTCTGGGCGTGCTGGACGTCGATCGTCACGATGTCACCTTCCTGCGTAGTCGCCGAAGCGATCGATCCGGGCTTGCTCTGCTGCCTGCTGTGCTTCTTCGAAGGTGTCGAAGTAGCCGACGTGGTCGCCGCCTGCTCCGACACGGACTTCCCACCGGTCGCCGGACCGGCGAACGTTGCGCACGGGGGTGGCTTCGCTCGCCCGCCCTGTCGTTGACAGGTTCGCGGAGTTCTGTGCAGGAGTGGCGAGGCGCAGGTGCTCCGCCTTCACACAGGCACGGTTCCAGCAGATGTGGTCCACGTACATGCCGCGGGGGATTGGCCCGTTGGCGCGCTCCCAGGCGTAGCGGTGGGACTTGATGCGGATCCCGTTCCGCTGGATCGTCCCGTATCCGTTGTGCTCGAGCGGGCCGGTCCACACCAGGCAGTCGCCGTCGGGCTGGGTCCGTGCGGCGAATGCCTCCTCGGGGTCGGTGTACCGCGCCTGGAGCGGCTTGTCGGCCATCGGGTCACCGAGGCGGGAGACGCGGCTCTTGTGGCCCGCGCAGTACCCGTTGGCGTAGTGAGGCTGTCCGCACCCGTTGATGTCGCAGACAGCGCCGGGGCGCTTCGTGGCGAGGGGGATGTGTGCCTGCACGTCACCGGTCCGCTCCAGGCGGTTGGCGTGCCCCTTGCAGTGCCCGCCGTAGCTGTGCGGGTTGTCGCACCCTTCGACGGTGCAGACGTAGATGGGCTTCCTCAGCGGGGCGAGGGGCTTGCCTCTGCGCTTCTGTGCGTAGTGGGACCCGCAGAGCATGTCCTTGCGGGACTTGATCGGCTTGTCGCACCCGGGGAACGAGCAGGTAGAGTTCATCGGAGCCACTCCTTGATAGTGGTCAGCCCCCGGGTTACAGCGTTGGCGCGCTGCCGGGGGCGCTTTCAGTTGTGCACTCATTCTAGCAGGTCACCTCGTGTTTCTGGCGGATGTCCTCGAGGCGGTCGCGCATGGTGCCGATGAGTTCGAACGAGGTCACGGGGTCTCCTCCCAGTCGGTGGTGTAGCGGCGGCGGATGCCGTACGCGGTGGGGTCGTTCCGGGCGTCGTCCTCGTCGGCTTTGAGGTGCCATGCGCCCTCGTGGAGGGTCTTCCACTCCTCCTCGGCTTCGATGGGCACGAGAGCCGTCCAGCCGACCATCGCGTCGCGGTGGCGAACCGTCCCCCACGGCGCGATCCAGGAGACGGGACCAACCTTCTCGCGGGCGTAGTGGTTCTTGCAGATCGCCACGGTGCCGCCGGGCAGCGCTTCGGCCTGCTCGACGGACTCGATCAGGACGGGGCGGTACAGGATGGTCATTCGTCGTCTCCCTCTGCGAGGTCGTTGGTGAGGATGTGGGCGAGGCCGACGCGGACCGCCCAGGAGCCGATGCCAGCCATGTCGACGTAGTTCGAGTCGTGGTCGTGGATGGTGACCGTCTCGGTGGAGATCACGAACGCGGTGACAATGCGGTCGGGGTCTTCGGTGTCGGCGCGGACCCAGTCCTGGACCGCGTCTCGCAGCTTCTCGAGGGCGGTCTCGGCGTTCACGGGGTGTCCTTTCGCTGGGCGAGGGTGGCGCGGATCTGCGCGATGCGTGCCCGCGCCTCATCCGGGGAGAGGGGTGTTGAGCACTTCCGGCAGTCGTGCGCCCACTGATCGGAGTGCTTCCCGCACTCCTTCCCGACCGGGATCTTCCGGGCCGCACGCGCACGAACCCACGACGACACATCCGACGGGCGGAGGAACCATCGCTCCGTCCGCGGGCCCTGACGGACGAAGTACTCGCGCGCGGCCTCGAGCCCCTCGCGGGGGAGGCCGGCGAGAGCCTGGTGCCACAGCATCAGCCGGTCACGGTTCGCGTGCCGGACCTTGTCCTGCTGCTCGGCGGTGCCGGTGCGGGGCTGCCACTGCTCCACGAGGCGGGCGAGGATCAGCGACTCGACGTATGCGGTGATCCACTCGCCGGTGACGGCGGTGCCCTGCCACTGGATCGCGGCGCGGGTCCCGTCAGGGGCGGTGACGATCTCGGTGGCGGGCTGGTCGATGGTGTCGAGGGCGGATCCGATCGGGGTGGGGTCGTTCATGAGGGTGCTCCCATCTGTTGCATGTCGAAGTGGGCTTGGACGAGCGAGTCGCGTGAGTCGACCTCGCGGTTCGGTCGTTGTTGACGGGACTGTTCGGGGCGGGCCTTGCGGAGCCAGTTGCGGAAGCGGGCGTCCCAGTCCTTGCCGGTCTCGCCCTTGCCTGCGGCCCAGTCGCGCATCTGCATCGCTTCGAAGTCGCAGTCGACGCCTCTCTCGGCGGCGAGGGCTCGATGCTCCTCGGTGGGCGTCCAGTCGTCGGGGAGTGCGCGGGCGCGCTTGGCGCCCACACTCTTCGTAGAAGAGTGTTCTGTCTCTGTCTCTGTCTCTGTCTCTGCTTTCTTCCGGGTACCCGAGTCGGTAACCGGTTCGGAAACCGACTGGGTTTTTCGGGGACGGCCTCCCTTTCTCCCGTTCTGCGCGTTGACCTGGCGTCTCGCCGCGATCTCCTCCCTCGTCTCCTGCATGTCGGCGTAGCCGTACAGGAGGTAGTCCCCGCTCGGCTGCTCGACGAGCGAGGGGGCGTCGGGGTCGTTCCCGAGCAGTTCGGAAACCGACTCGGTTCCCCACCGGGTTTCCGCGAGGCGCTTCGGGATCCGCCCATCGGTCTCGTACCGGCGCGCGTAGAGGATCATCTCGACGTGGGCGCGGAACGCGGCGTCGCTGAGGGACACGACCTTGGGGTGGTCGGCGTAGTCCAGGGCGAGGCGTGCGAACAGCTGCCCCTTGAGCTTGGCCACGGGCCCTCCGTTCATGTTGTGGGGGTGATGGTGAGCCGGACCTGCCACAGTCCGGTCGTGCCGGTCGCGGGGTCCCGGCGGTACGCGACGGCGGGGATGTGGGTGGAGTCGTCGTCTGCCCAGATGCCGGCGTCGGTGAGGCCGTCGAGGATGTGCTTCACGACGGCGGCGTTGTGGGGGTCGGCGCGGCCGTTGCGGGGGTAGGCGATGTGGGCGGTGACGGTGCACGGCCCGGTGACGGGCGCCAGGTGGGCGCGGGCGAGCATCGCTGCCTTGCCGCGGACGGCTTTCGCGATGCGGGCTCGCTTGTAGTGGTGGATCCGGTCGTTGAGGGAGTACCACTCGGGCTTCCCGAGCCGGATGACGAGTTCTTGCATGGGGGTCCTTTCGGGCATGAGGAAGGGCCCCCACCACGCGGAGTGGTGAGGGCCCTTGGAGGGGTGGGGTCAGGTGAAGGGGAGGTCGTCCACGCGTCCCTCGTCGGCGATCCCGAGGCCGATCTGCTGGGCGCCGAACGACAGGAACCGGACTGCCTCGGCGAGCTCGCGAATCACGGGGTCGGTGGTGGAGTCGCGGGCGTGGATCGCCTTCGCGGTGGCGGACTTGCAGTTCTCGATGCCCTCGAGGACGATGCTCCGTCGGCTGCTGATCATGGTGCTCCTTCTGCTGGTGGGGGCTTCATCATGTCCGGGCGGGATGACGAACGGCCGGGAGGCGCACAGTTCGTCGCGGAAGTGTGACTACTGCCCGGACGGGGGAACACTTTCCAGCGCGCGGCGGATGTCGGAGGTTGCGATGCGCTCCTTGTCGCCCCAGATGGCCGTGTGGGAGTAGTCGTCGCACATGTCCCGCGCGGCCTTGATCCGCGCCTCTGCCTGCCATGCCCTCTTCTCGGCTTCGTAGGCGCGGGCCATCCAGGAATCCAGCTCAGCCTCGGCCTGGCCGAGCTGGTCCCTGAGCCATGCGGTCTCGCAGGGCCATTCGCAGCCGTCCACGACGCACGTGGTGAAGCACTCCGGGTCCCCGCATCTGCCGGGTCCGTGATTGTCGGGCTGGTGCTCCTTGGCATCCTCCCGTAGTGCGGCTGCTCGTAGCTGGTCTCGGGTGGGCTGCTCAGCCATGTTCCGCCCCCTCGGGGTAGTGGGTGTCGCGGTAGCCCTCGGCGAGCCCGGCCACGGTCCACCAGTGGCTTCGGAAGCTTTCAGCGTTGCCATCCTCGGCGAGGGCGGTGGCGTGCTTGGTCAGCCCGTCGAGTGCTTCCCGTGCGGCGTCTCGGCGGACACTGGCGAGGAAACGGTCGAACTCCGGCCCGTACTCGGCGCGTAGCTCAGGAAGGGAGAGCCCCGGATCTTCGCTCCCGCGCCCGAACACGTAGTTGTCGGCGGCGTCCTCGTCGCTCGGCACGTACTCATCGGTGCTCATCGGCACTCCTCGTCTCGTACTCGGTGGCGGCGGCGAGCAGGAAACTCTCGTCCCCGCTGTCGTTCAGGTGCGGCGCGATCTTCCTGAGCGCTTCGGCTTTCGCTGCCTGCACCTCGGCGGCGATCCCCTGCGCGATCCTGGACGCGATGGGAGCGACCGTGAGTCGGCAGTCCTCGCACTCGTCGTAATCGCCAGGCTCGTGGACGCCCTCGAACGTCCAGCCCTCATCGTTCAGGACGCGTGCGATGCGTTCCTGTATCGCGGTGGTGTCGGTGGTCATCGCTTCTCCTCCCGTAGGCGGGTGTTGATCAGGTGGTGAGGGTGGTCCTCGTCGATGCCCCGCCCCGTCGCACTGCACCGGCCGTTAGGGGCGGGAGCTTCGCAGGTCAGGCACATAAGATCAGTGATCGGGCCGTCGTACCCGACCGCGACTGTCACGGGCTCCACGACGCACTCGCTCATCGCTTCCCCTCGTCTCGTCGGGCGGCACGAGCGGCGGACAGAGCGGCGCGCATGGCCTCCGCAGGCTTGTCGCCCCAGTAGTCCAGCGACGGGGCGGGGTGCATCTTCGGGGACACGACGACGCCCTGCGCGTTGAGCGCCGCCAGGACTTCGCCGTCGGTCGGTTCCTGCGCGGCGAGGTGAGTACGCGCCCACACGGCACCGACTGCGAAAGCTGCCGTGCGAGCGATTGCTGTCTCCCGGTCCGGGTAGTCGGGATCGTTCTCGATGTAGCGCCGTTCGGCTTCTGCGCGTGTGGCCTCGGTGAAGTTGTCGGTGGTCATCGGTTCGTCTCCTTCTCGGTGAGGCCGACCTCGGGCTTCCATCCGCCCATCCGAAGCAGGCCGTCGGCTTCCTCGCGGGTGAGAGTGACGTTCCCGCGTGCGTCGGGCGTGGTGGTGAAGCGCAGCCGGTGGCCGTTCTCGTCGGTGCGGGTCCAGCTGGTCACGGTGCCTCCCGGTGCTCTATGGGCCGGTCCAGGCCGACCTCGGCCAGGGCGTGCGCGAGAGCCTCAGCGTGGGTGGCGCACCCCGGGTGCCGAGGGTTGAGGACCGCCCCTCCCTGCTGGGCGATGCCCTGCTCGGGATCCCAGTCCTCGGCGCGCCGCACGTCGACCCACCATCGACCCGACGCGCCCTTCCAGACGCCCGCTCGGCGCTTCATGCCGCACCGTCCTCTCCGACGACACGGACGCGCATGGCTGCGAGGTGGTCCGCGAGCGCGTCCCGCTGCGCCTCCGTCATCTCGACGCCGACCGCCGTTCCGGCCTGGAACAGGCGCACGGCCACATCCTCGGCTCCTTCGGGGCGTGCAGGGGGTTCGGTCAGCGCGGCGAGCAGATCGTCGCGCACCCCACGTCGGGGGTACTCGTCACCGGGGGCGGTGGGCCGACGGACCGTGTCGGCGCGGGATGCGACGAGGCGGTCGCACATGTCGTTGGGGATGTCCTCGCGGGTCAGCCCACCCTTCATCGCGGCTTCAAGATGCTCGCGGGCTGTCATCGCGGCCGGGGTGAGGGGGCGGGACTCGGCGGCTCGGAGCGAGTTGATGAGCGCGTCCGCCTCCTTGACGGCCTCGATCGCGCCCTCCCAGGCGTCGCGCATCTCGTCCCGCTCCTGCTCAGCCTTCTCCGCACGGGCACGCTCCTTGTCGGCGCGCCGCTTGTGCATGTCCTTCGTGGCCCGCGCCTCGTCCCGCTCCCGCTCGGCCTTGTCACGATCCGCGACGGCCCGGTCCAGCTGGAGCTGCAGCGCGGCCTCGTCGCGGGTGCTGCCGTACGTGTCGCAGGGGGCGATCTTCACGCCGTAGACCTGGGTGGTGTGCCCGTCCCCGTCGGCGACGTCCTGGACGATGCGGCCCAGGCGCTGCTGCTCGTCCCGTGCCGCGAGGTACTGGCGGGCGTCCTCGGGGGCGGCGTCGGATTCCTCGGCCTCCTGCTCGATCAGCGCCGCCGCGACACCGCCGTCCGCCTCGTCCAGCAGCTCCGCGTCCGCCTCGTCCAGCAGCCGCGTCATCTCGGCCTGCAGCCGGGCCAGTGCCTCGCCAGTGGTCTCGTCGGGGTCGGGAGTCGTGCGCGTGTACGCGCCGAGGGTCTTGTCGGTCATGGTCATGCTCCTTCGGGGGATCGGGTGCGGTGCATGTGGCAGACGGGGTACTCGTGCCCGTCCTCGGGATCAGTACAGGTGGTGGTGGCAGTGCGGTCGCATGGGGCGAACATGCCGTCCCGGTCGATCACTTGCTCGTGGCAGAGGCCCCACCACGTGTAGAAGCGGTGCTCCGTGAGGCTGGGGGTGTGCACGCACTTCGCGTGTGGCAGGTGATGCCCAGCGGGCAAGGAGCACGACAGGGAGTCGCCCTTCTTCGACGGGCACCGGTCGTCGGGGACGGGACGGCACGGGCAGCTCATGCCGCCTCCCCGCAGTCCGCGCCGTCGTCGGGCGCGACCTCGTCGAGGTGCGACTGCCAAAGCTCGCCGATCGACTGCTCGGGCCCTCCCGCGGAGCCCTGCGACTCCATCTCCTCGCCGCAGGTGCACCGGCACCAGGCTTCGCCCGGCTGCTCGAGGGTGGGAGGGTCGGTGCGGTGGTCCTCGAGCTCGTGGACCGACTCGGTGATGACGGCACCGTGGCCGTCGTAGCGGATCGTCATGACGTTCTCCTGATCTGGTCGAGATGCCGCAGAGCTGCGGCGCCTTGCTGGGGGACGACCCCGTTCCCGAGGGCCTTCAACTCCTGGTTCCGGGTGAGGCCGATCCCGGTCACGTGGCCGGGGTCGAGGCCCATGAGCCACTCCACGAAGCGGGAGGAGAGCCGGGGGCGGGTCTTGCCCGGCTCCGTTGGGTCCGGTGCAGGGCGTCCGAGGACGTGCTCCCAGCGGGCGATGACGGGCGCGTAGGGGCCGAACCGCTCGAGGTGCCCCTCCTTCGCGAGGCCTTTCAACAGCAGCTCGTCACCGCGTACACCACCGCGGCGCTCGTGACCGCCGGTCGCGTCAGCCACCGAGGGGGTCGGGATGAGCCGCCCCCCGGTCTCGAACAGGCCGTGCTCGGCGATGATCGACAGGTCCGTGACGACGGCGCGCCCCGGCTTCTTCCCCAGGTGCTCCTCTGGGCTGTTCCCCGACGGCTGAGACACCGGCGTCGGCATCAGACGGAGATGATCCCGTCCTCGATCGCCTCGTTGATCTGATCCGACAGGCGCATCGTCGCCCCGGGCCGGTGCCGATCCCGCAGCCCACCCTCCGCTTCCGCCGCCGCTGGTGTCCTCAGCAGGGTGTGCGGTGATGAAGACTCGGAGGCGTCCATGGGGGGCTCCCACGTCGGCAGCTCGTAGAGAGACCCATTGCGCGTCATACCCGAGCTCGGAAAGCGTGGAGAGTACGGCGTCGACAGCCCGCAGAAGCACGGTGTCGCTCCCGGCCCCTCCGTCTCCCAGACAGAGCGGGTGGGACTCCATGACGCGAGTAGCTTCGGCACTGAACAGACCTCCAACGTTCTCGATGACGACGAGCTGCGGACGCAGCACGTCGATGGCGTGGGCCATGTGGGACCAGAGGCCGGAGCGGGTGCCGTCGGTCATGCCGGCGCGGCGTCCGGCCACGGACACGTCCTGGCAGGGGAATCCGCCCGTGAGGATGTCGACTGGCGGGACGGCCGCCCAGTCGATCTGCGTGACGTCGCCGTAGTTCGGGACGCCCGGGTGGTGGTGCGCCATAACGCGGGCGGGCGCGTCGTCGAACTCGGAGTACCACGCGAGCTCCCCGCCGTAGACCTGCTGGACGGCCATGCCGAGCCCGCCGTAGCCGGCGAACAGCTCACCGATCCGCGGGCCGCTCACGCCGCGACCTCCTGCACGGGGATGGCGAGGATCGCGTCAGCGATCACGGCCCGCGTCCACGTCGACTCACCCGAAGCGATCAGGGAGATCGTGGAGTGGGAGCAGCCGGCGGCGGCGCCGACGCCCCGCTTCGTCCACCCCTGCGCCAGGAGCGCCTCGAGGTGGGTGCGGGCAGGGTCGACGAGGACGAGGTCCGGGCGGGGCTTGGTGACCGCACCAGGGGCCCAGCCCGGGGCGGGGTCGAGCGGGATGCAGAGGATGTCCTCGGACAGTTCCCCGCCGATGAACTGCCACCTGCCGGAGCGGATCGCGTGGAGGGTCGACTCGCCGTACCCGAGGGTCTTCGCGAGGGTCGCGATTGACCAGCCGTACTTCGTGGTGAGCGTGACGACGTGCGCCTGTGCCGTCGAGACGGGGACCGACGTCGGCATGCGGTAGCCGCGCGGCGTGGACTCGCGGACGAGGACACACAGGTTGCAGCCGCAACCCGTCGCGACCTTGCGGGGCGAGCCGTGAGCGTGAAGAGCCATGAGAGGGGCCTTCCTAGAGGGGTGGGTGGGGGTGCGGAGCGCCCCGGCCGGGAGTCGGACCCGGCCTGCGACCATCGGGGCGGCACGACAAAGGCCCCCGCGCAGTGCGGAGGCCTCGGTGGTGCGGTACTGCTGGTCAGGCGGCGGCGCGCGCTGCCTTGCGGGCTCGGTAGCGCCGCTGGACCTCGAGCGTGCAGGGGCGGCACTTCCACTTCCCGCCCCAGTGCACGAGCTCTGAGTCGGGGTGCCCGTTGATGCACTGCCCGAGCGGCCAGTCCCGACCCGAGGTGCGCCGGGCGTTGTCGAAGTTCGACAACATCCGGAGATGATCGAGACGGACGCACCGGCGGTTCTTGCAGAGGTGGTCGACCGTCATCCCCTCGGGGATCGGGCCGTTCCAGTGCGTCCACGCCGCCCGGTGTGCAGTCGTGCCGGTGTGTGCGCCGGTGATGTCGTCGTCCCATCCGAGCTGCCCGTATCCGTGGGAACCGGTGGAGTAGGTGGAGACGTGGCATCCATCGCCGTCCACAACGAAAGAGAGAGCCGCCTTCTCGGCGACTCTCTCGGGGATCCGGTGAGGGGTGGGCGGGGCGTGCTGGTCAGAACGGCGCGGGGTCGTAGCCACCCTGATCACCCCCGGCCCACGGGTCAGCAGCGGGAGCGGCCTGGGGCTGGCCGTACCCGCCCTGCGGCGGGCCCTGCGGAGCACGACCCTGCTGCGGGCGCCGCTGGTCCTTCGGCGGCTTCACCTTGAGCCCCGACGCGTTCACCTTCACCGACAGGAACTCGTTCCCGTCCCGGGTCGTGAACTTGTCGACGCCCTCGATCGTTCCCGTGACGATCACCTGCGACCCCTTCTCCGGGTGCAGGGACGCGAGGAGGTCGTGATGCTCACGCCAGAACGTGCACTCGTACTGCGTCTTCGTGATCTCCTCCCAGCCGCCACTGTCGAGCGGGCGGGAGCGGCCGGCGAGGACCGCGAGGTTCCCCACGCTGGTTCCGTTCTGGGTGGCGGAGTAGCGCGGATCCCACGGGACCCCGCCCTCGATCGTGACGGTTGCGTCAGGCATGCATGTTCTCCTTCATGGGTTCAGCGGCGGTGGCCCCGCCGTCGTTGTCGTACAGCACCCACCCGGACCGGGTGAGCACAGGGGTGTCCTCGGGAGTGCGGATCCCGAGGCGGGGCACCATCCGCCCGTACGCGTACGAGGCGGAGGGGTTGGCGTGGATCTCGCCGTGGTCCCCGCGGACCCCGTCACCGCAGACGGTGAGGAGGTTCGCGAGGCGGTGAGGGTCAGGACCGGACCGGCCCTGCCGGTGATGGGTCGACTCCGCGGTCCGGCCACAGACGACGCAAGCGCCGCCGTCCCGTTCCCAGGCGCGGCGGCGCTGACTTTGGTAGTACGCCTGCCCCTTCCGGTTCATGTCGCCTGCCCGACGGGTTCGGCGGCGAACTCGGACCGACGCGCCGCGGAGATCGAGCGGCCGATCTCGAGCCGGTCCCGGAGCACACGGATGCGCTCCTTCGCCGCCCTGGTGAGCTGGTCGGCGATCTCCGCCTCGAGCCGCAGCGGCTCGACAGCGAGGACCGCAGCCTGCTCCCGATCCTTGATCGAGCCCTCACCGTTCACGTACGCGGTCGCGTACGCCTTCCGATGCTCCGACCATGCGATGACAGCGGCGTGGTCGAGGTGCTCGATCTTCCGGGACAGCTCGTCGAGCTCGCGGCCGATTCTGGACAGCTCGAGGACGATGTTCGTCGTGCCGCTCACGCCGCCCCGCCCTTTGGGTGGATCTTGATGCGGTACTCATCCGACCAGAGAGCGACGAGGATGGTCATGCCGTACTTCTCGGACCAGCCACCGGCGGTGATGCCGAGCTTGTACTGCCACCCGCCGCCGAAGCGCCCCATGAACTCTCCCTTGGACCGCTTGCGGCCGCCGTAGACGGAGACTCGGCCGATGCGGTGCTCGGTGCGGGCGCTCATGCTTGGACGTCCAGCATCGGCAGGCCCGTGTCGCCGAGCAGGTCCCGCAGATCCCCGGACCGGATCGCGTCAGCGACCACGTCCTTCCCGTCGCTCTTCGCATCCCACCGGAGCGACTGATACGGCGCACCCGCCGGCGCCTCCACGATCCCGGGGAGGATCTCCCCGTCCTTCGTGACCGCGCCGTCGTCCGTGACCTCTACGATCGAGGCGAGGACGTCCTTCGACGCCCACGGCTTGAGCCGCTTCACCGTCTCGACCATCTCGGGATGCGCGGCCTCGAGGTGCTCAGCGAGGGCCTGCTCGTCGGCGATCTTCGGCCCTCCGGCGCGCTGGGCGAGGGTCACCGACGCGACCTTCTCCCCGCCGAGGGTGACGGTCCACGACTTCGCCCCCGAGTCCTCAGCAGAGGTCTCGAGCGCGTCGAGGTGGTCGGCCTTCTCGGCCTTCATCGCGTCGGCGACGATGTCCGCGATCAGCTTGAGCGCGGCGTACCGCAGGTTCCTGTCACGCAGCAGCATTGGGGTTCTCCTTCGGCTTCGCGGCTTCCTCACGGACCCGCTGAATGAACGCACGGATCAGATCCGCGCGGCTGGTGTTGGCGAGGTTCTCGCCGGTGCCCCTCCCGAACTCGGCCACAGCCCAGTTCGGATCGAGCTTGAGCTCCCCGCACATCTGCCGGAGCTCGGCGCGAGCCCGGTCCGCGTCCGCTGTAGCGGGCTCGGAGTAGGACTGCGCGTCCGGATCCGGTTCATCGGTGGGGAGAGTCAGCGCCTGCAGCAGGTAGGTGCGGAACGCGACCGACATCGCCTTCGGCACGGACTTGTCGCCCATGTCCTGCGACTCACCGACCGAGACGCCGGTGATGATCGACCCGTCTGGGCCGTGCCAGTGGTACGCGACCTCGACGACGGTGGAGGTGGCCTTCCCGCCGTACTGCCGCTCGACCTTCCGGACTTCGGGCACGATCACGGCACCGACCTCTCGGAGGGCGGGGCCGACAGCGTTCATCACGTCGTCGATGCCACGGAACTGGAACCGGAAGTGGTCGTTCCGCTGGTGCTTGCCGAGGCCGCGCACGCGCTCCATCACGGCGACCATCGACTGCGCAGCGGTCATCTTGTCGCTCACGCCGTCACCTCCTCGCGGGGAGCGAGGACGGACACGAGCCCGCCCTCCACTTCGACCTCCGCGATGCTGTACCGCTCGCGATCCCGCCACTCGAACGGCGGGAGCCCCGACCGGTCGTGGTAGTTCAGCTCGATGCGGTGCACGTACTCGGTGTGGTGCAGGGACATGCTGGCCGGCTCGGGCATCTCGTTCGCCTTGAGCCAGGCCATTGCGGTGGTGAACAGGTCGGTCATCATTGGTTCTTCCCCTTCCGGGAACGTTGGTTGTCGATTCGCCCAGGGATGTGCTTCGCCGGGTCGCCGTACTCCCACCAATCCCGCTCCTGGCGGGACTGCGCGATCCGGCGCTCCCTGGCGAGCTCGTCGGAGTAGTTGGCGCGGCGCTCGATCGCGTCCCAGATCGCCTGCTGCAGGTCGTTCATCGGCCCCTCCACGCAGACGGGAGGACGGCGGCGCAGAACCCGGCAGCACCGACCAGGACGGCCAGCCCGACCACGTTCGAGAGCGCGTCGACGGTGGCGACTAGGGCGCTCATGCGGCACGTCCCCGCCCGTACTGCGACGCCGACCGTGCATTCCGCGGGGGGAGCAGTACCTCAGGGTCCGGCTCGAGCGACTTCAACGCCTCCGCAGGGATCCGCCACGGCGACCCGGGACGGGCCCGGAACGCGCCCGGGAGTACCTTCCGCTTGCAGTAGTCCGAGACGGTCGCGGGCTTGAGCTTGAGCTGCTCCGCGACCTCCCGAGTGGTGAGGTAGGTGCTCATCACTCCACCGCCTTCCAGATCGTCGACGCGCACCGCGCACCGTCGAGGCGGACCATCTCGCCCGAGTCGTCCACTAGCCCGTCGTCGACGAGCTGCGCCCGCACAGTGCGGATCCGCTGCGGCGACAGTCGCCGCGGCACGATCCCCAACCGGGCGAGGTGCGTGTGCTCCCGGTGGATGTAGTCGTCAGGGAGCGGGCCGAGCTCGCGGAGGATCTCGAGGACGGCGCGGCGGGTGCCGTTCACGTCGGTCACCTGCTCGGCGGCGAGGACGGAGGTGAGGCGGTCGTTCTTCCGGGCGAGGCCGGCTTGCATGCTCGCGTAGATAGGCGTGTCGGTGGCGGTCATCGCCACCCCTCCTCTCGGTGTCGCCGCACCCACGGCGGCTCGTAGTCCTTGATCTCGTCCCGGTATTCCTGCGTGTAGCCGACTGGGCGGCGGCAGACCTCACAGGAACCGGATGCGCAGCACTCGTTCATCGGGTCTCCTCGTCTCGTCGGGCGGCACGGGCGAGCATGTCGGCAACGTGTGCGGCATGCAGTCGGTCCGCATCCCTATGCGCGTTGTCCTCGGCAGTCATCGGGCCCTCCGGCCCCACGCCGTAGACCTGCTCGCCGCACTCGCACGTGAGGGTGACGCCGAATCCGACGGAGCGGTAGCCCTGTCGATGCTGGTCGATGATCTGCGCGGCGTCGGTCGGCTCCTGCGCAGCGGCCCACAGTGCGCCGATCTCGAAGCCGATGCGTCGGCTACTGCGGGCGTGGCCGGGAAGCGGGCGGCCGTCCGCCTGGTCTCGGGACCATCGCCGCTCGGCTTCTGCGCGCGCGGCCGCGATGAAGTTGTCGGTGGTCATCGGGGGTCCTCCTCGTCGAGGTAGTCGAAGTGGGCGGCCGAGGTCTGCTCGGTCCAATGGGTGGTGACGGTGCGGGACAGGTCCATGCGGGCCTCCTGGGCATACGAGAAAGGCCCCCGCCGTGTGGCGGAGGCCCTGGGGTGGGGGTGGGTCAGCGAGTGCCGGCGAGCGCCGTCGGGTCGGGGTGGATCCCCAGCACGCGGAGTGCGGCGTAGAAGTCGTTCTCGGTCTGCATGCGCTCGGCGCGGTGGGCGAGCTTGCGGGCGATCTTCTTGACCTGCCCGCGGGAGAGGTTGGGGGCGGCAGCGGCGATGCGCTTCTCGAACCCGGTCGTGGACATGAGTCCTCCTGGGGGAGACGTCGTCGGCGAACCAACGAGCGGGGGTGCTGCAGGGGTGGGGTGGGGTCAGGCGGCGTCGACGCCGGGGATCACGTACGTGACTGCGTCGAGGGGGACGCCGAGCTGGACGGCGATCTCACGAGCCTTCGTGGGGGAGGGCTGCTTCCGACCGGCTTCGAGGTTGGAGAGGAAGCCGGGGGTGATGTCGCAGCGGATCGCGAGGTCCGACTGCTTGATGCCGTATGCCTCTCGGAGGGCCTTCACGGCGGGTCCGAGGATGAGTCTCTGGGTCATGGCAAGAGCATAGGCAACTAGAGGAAAGCATGTCAAGCAGGGAAAGGAAAGCGGCCGGAAGTCGCGCCTGACCTGCACTGCAGGGGTCGAACTACACGCGTGCATTTCCTAGGATGGGCAGCCTCGGGCAGAACTTGCCCGCTAGACATTTCCAGTACTTGCCACGGAGGCTCCTGCCATGACCACCGGAGACGAGATCCGAACCGCCCGACAGCGCGCCGGACTCACCCAGCAGGAGCTCGCCAGCAAGATCGGCGTCTCCATGCGGACCATCGGCAACTGGGAACGCGGCGAGACCGTTACCCAGCGGCACGCAGCCCGCATCGCCGACGTCCTCGGCGGTCACCTCACAAGCGCCCCGAAGCCCGCCATCGAGGACTACAGCGACGCCGCCCTCCTGGCGGAGATCGCACGGCGCTTCGACCGCACCAGGAGCACCCGTGACCGCGACGCAGACCGCCAGGCAGTGGAAGATCGACCTGTCCCTCATGGCGCAACAACTCGACCGTCAGACCCCCCTCTCAGACTGCTGTCAGAAGACGCGCCACAGTTGGAGGGCCTGCCGTATGCAGCAGACGAGGAACAGCCGGGGGACGACTCCGGCGAGGACGACGACTGACCTCATCCTCCACGCCGAGGACATGGGCGCCACCGTCCACTGGGCCCTCGACCTCCCCGAGCGAGGCCGCTACTACCCCAACGGCGTGATCGTGATCCGGCACGGGATGACGGAGCGGCGCACCGTCTCCACCCTCGCGCACGAGCTCGCGCACCACTACTACGGCGACCCGCTGTGCACGCCGGCCGTGAACCGGCGTGCATGGCGGTGGGCTGCGCGCCTCCTCGTCGGCGAGTGCGACTACGCTCAAGCCGAGCTGCTCGACCCCACCCCGGGCGCGATCGCCCACCACCTCGGCGTCACCGTCGACGTCATCCACGCCTACCAGAAAGCCGCCTGATGCGACCCCGCACGATCACAGCCGCCGCCGCCGCTGTCCTCCTCCTCGCCGCCTGCAGCAGCCCTGAATCATCACCACCACCCACGACCGAAGCCACCACCACCGAGGGAGCTACGGTCGAGGAGGCAGCGCCTGAGGAGACGACGCCGGCACTCCTCGAGTACGAGATGGGACAGACGCACACGACCGAACTCGGCAGCGAAATCACTGTCCACGAGACCCGACTCGACATCCCCTGGAACTACCCGCCCGACGAGGGTGGGCTCTGGCATGCGGCCGACGTCGAGTACTGCGTCGGAGACACCACGCCGGATCCCCTCGCATTCCAGGACTTCACGTGGTCGTGGGTGATGCGCACCGACGAGGGGCACACGCTGGGCCACCCGGGCAGCTGGGAGGACGCGATGGTCTCGCCCCGCCTGGATCTCACCTCGTCTACTCCGATCCCGAACGAGTGCTACCGCGGCTGGGTGCTGTTCTCCGGTCCGGAGGACGCGACGCCCGTGTCGGTACGCCTGGACAACATGGACTGGGCGATCTGAGACGACAAGAACGCCCCCACCCTGTCCGGGTGGGGGCGTTACTCATGCCGTGAGGGTGCGCTGCAGCTCCTCGAGCCGCGCCGCATGCGTCTCCGTCGGGCGGGTCCTGGACGGGACCAAATGGCCGTACACGTTGCTCGTCGTGGAGATGTCCGCATGGCCGAGGGCACGCGACACCTCGAACAGGTCCGCGCCCTGGGCCAGCATGTAGCTCGCGGCCCAGTGCCTCAGCGAGTGGATCTTCGGGACCGGCGACAGGCCCACCGCGGTGCACGCCGGCTTCCAGTGCGACTCCCAGAACGTGGAGTGCTTCACCGAGCCGCCGCGCGCGTTCGTGAACACGAACGCATCCGCCCCGCCCCGCTCGCCGAGCATCGCGATCACAGCAGGGGTCGTGACGATGCGGCGCGACGCCCGACGCGTCTTCGGTGCCCCGAGGATCCGGCCGTGGTGCTCGTCGTGCTTCCATGCCTGCCGTACCGCGATCCAGTCGGGCCCGACGTCCCGCCACGTCAGGGCGGTTGCCTCGCCCCAGCGGAGCCCCGTCGCGCCCAGCAGCCACACCAGCGGCTTGTACCGGTCCGTGATCGCGGCGTGCAGGGCGAGGAACTCCTGATCGGTGAGCAGCTCGAGCTCGGCGTGGGTCTTCGCCGGGAGCCGCACGCCCTTCGCGACGTTCGTGCGCACCCATCCGCGAGTCTCGGCGTGAGCGAGGATCGTGGAGATCAGGCCGTGCTCGTTCCTGATCGTCTTCGGGGCCGGCGGGCGCTTCGTCTTCTTCGAGGCGGTGCGGGCGCGGGTAGCGACCCACGACTCGATGTCGGCCCGGTCGAGGAGATGCACGGGTAGGCCCGTGTCGATCCCGGATCGGGCGAGGACACGTCGGTACTCGGCGGCGGTGCCGGGGGTGACGTCGGGGGCTTGGGCGATGTAGTCCTCGAGCGCCTTGTCCAGGGTGGGGACGGCGCGAGCTTCGGCGCGTCCGCGCTTCGCCCTGGCGGCTGCGCCGCCGATCCGTTCGACGAGGGCCTTGAAGTAGTCGGCCTGCTCGGGGGTGTCGAACGTCTCGGAGACGACGGTGCCTCCGGGCTTCTCGCGGAACATGACGCGGTGGGCGACGGTGCCGTTGGCGCGTTGGCGGTGCTGGATGGATGCCAT